GGAGTTTCCAGTGAAAGGAATAATATGAAGAAAATGGAAACGTGGATTATGCTTCTGCAGGTGGTGTTTCGGCAGCTGGAGTTTCTGTCGCAGGTGTTTCAGCAGCTGGAGTAGTTTCAGCTGGTGCTGCTCCCCCTTCTGTTGCTACACCAGAAGCTCCTTGACTTTTTTCAATGTAAGTTTTGTTCATCCTAATGTCATCATAGTTTAAATCCAAGAACCTTTCAATGAGGAAGTCTTGGTTGAAATATTGTACTTCTTCATCGTTTACATTTTCTTTGATTTCTCCCAATGATGTAACAAAATCGATTTTCTTAATAAGTTGCTCAATTTCTCTGGATTCACCAAAAACATTGTCACTTTCGAACTTAACCCCTATTTGACTTCTAAATTCTGGGTCATTCTTAAGGCTTGGAAAATCTAAACACATTTGAATCCAAAGGGGTTTAACAACAATCTCTTGGAATATAGACCTTAATCTTGTAACAAACTTTGAAAATCTTACTTCATCTCTTTCAGATCCATCTGCTGGGATTTTAAAAGGATTTCCAGCCCCAACCCCCCATCTTGCACTAAATCTATTGTAAGGTATTTTTGAATCCTGTCTGAGTTTGTTATAGAAATAAACAACAGAATCCATAATGTTCAAGTTTGGCCCTTGAGCATTAATGGTTTCTACTTTAACACTATTCCCTGCTTGTTGAGGAAAAAGATAGTTTTTATAAAACTGTAAATCTGGTCTTCCATTAATAGCAAGTTCTCCTGATGTTGTATCGAGTTTAATATCCTCCTTGTAAACTGACATAAGCTCGCCAAGTGTCTCTTTTGCCTTTTGTGGTGACTTACTTCCGATAGGAACTGTCATTTTAATTCTAAACTGCGAGTTCATAACATTCCAGATAATCCTAGAATGCTCCATGATCTTTAACAAGTTATAAGATCTAATCAATCTTTCCGTATAAGATGTTCTTGATGCAGTGTTGGCCTTAGCATAAGATATGTAAATAACTTGGGCATCCAAAAGTCTTCTTTGTCTTGTAGTTTCACCATAGTATTGCCACCAGATAGATTCTCTTGTGCCATCGGGTCTTTTTTCAACTGCAGGGGTTAAACTTGTTGCATCGAGTTCTTTGAATCCCACAATTTCTTTACCATCGCTAGAGTATATGATCTCAAAAGCAAGAAACCCTTCAACTAAAAGTTGTCTGAAATATTGCCAACCAGTTAACCCATTGGCAAAATTATGAAGTACATAAAGTTTTCTGAAGTTCTTCCTAAGCGCTTGTACCACATCCTCCTTTAAATCCATATTAATCATGCTAGGATGACAAAAGAAGTTTTTCTCATCGTACACTATGGCTTCATCACAAATAGTGTCTAGAATGTATTCTATTTCAGCATTGAGGGCAAACGTTCTTAAGAAATCTCTTTTGTAAGGATAGTCTTTATCAAAATAAGCGATATATTTCCTATTAGATGTGTCTTGAGCAGCTATACTATAAATGAAATCTTCGTCATCCTCAGAAAAACCGAATCTTTCCCTCATATTGGCTTCAGATATACCAATAGCCATAGAGTCTTGAATCACAAGATCTTTGTAATCCATTCCAAAGCTTCCTAACCCGCTGAGATTTTTAATAATCCTCGATATGTTGGGATTGAATTTTCCTAAGTTATCTATAAATCCAGCCATAGTTATAATTTAAATTCTCCTGCAGCTTCTTCAGGTTTAGTTTCTTCCGTGCCCTCACCCTCTTTTCCTTCTGCTTCTTTTTTCTTCTCAGCAGCTTCTTTCTTAGCTTTTTCGTTATCAATTCTATCTTGAGCTGTCATTCCAAGATATCTGTCGAGCAAGAATTGTAAACTAAAATATGGTTTACCCTCTGAATTTTTCAAGCCCAATATTTTAATCACTTGATCTTTTCTTGCTGTCATAATTTCCATCTCCTTGGCTTCTTTAAACATGTTCTCTTTCACGTAATCAAGACCAAATTCGGATTTAATTATATAGTCATTTTTGAGATGCGGAAAGTCCAAACAAAATTGGACCCAGAGGGGTTTCATTAAGATTTCTTGGTAGATTGACCTTAGCCTGTTTATGAATTTACTAAATCTAATTTCTTCCATATCCAATCCATCTGCTCCAAAGGAAATAGTTCCTTCAGATCCGCTGTCTTCTCTTCCAAATCTTGAAACTGGAACTTTTGAATCTATCCTTAATTTGTTTGCAAAATATTGAAGAGCCTTTGTATCAGAAAATGCAGTGGCATCACCAGCTCCTGGTAAAGGCTGAATATCTGGAGTTCCATTAGGAGAAGATGGCATTAAATAATTCTTGAAGAATTGTATTTTTGGCCTTCCGTCAACTGTTAACTCACCAGAGTCTGTATTTAATCTTATGTCCTCTTTGTAAATTGACATAAGTTCACCTAGAGTTTGTTTGGCTTTTTGTGGTGATTTTGTACCTATTGGTACAGTCATAGCCATACGATAAGAGGAATTCATCACGTTCCAAATTATCCTAGTGTGCTCCATGATTCTAAGCAAATTGAATGACCTTATTAATCTTTCAATGTAGCTTATTCTCGAAGCTGTACCACCACCCTTGGCGTAACTTATATAGATGATTTGCGAATCGTACAATTTTCTGGTTAAGGAAGGATTATCAGGATATTGAATCCAGATATCAACGAAAGATCCATCAGGCTGAGCTTCTACAGTTGGAACTAACGATGCTGCATCTATTTCTTTGAATCCAACTATACTTTTTCCTTTCTTATCGAAAACTATTTCAAAAGCAAGATTTCCCTCTACTAAAAATTTGCGGAATAAATGCCAAGCTGAGATATCCTGATTGAATCCAAATAGGTTATAAATTTCTTTATATCTTTTTTGGGTCTGAGCATAGATTTCTTTATCGACATCTTCATGTTGCATGAAAGAGAAATAAGCCCAGAAATTCTTATCATCATAAACTATCGATTCATCACATACAGTATCTAATATGAATTCTATTTCCGGATTTTGTGCAAACCCTTGAACATAATGTCTTTTGTTCTTGAAATCCTTATCAAAATAAGCTATGTATTGTTTTGTTGTGGTATCTGCTTTTCTTATCCCGAAAAGGAATGACTCATCCTTTATACCACCTTTCTTAAGAAATTGTGCCTCAGTAACACCAACTGCATAGGAATTTTTTACGACTAGATCTCCATAAGCCATTCCGAAATTTCCCACTTTTTTAATATTCTCTACAATAGAGCTAAAAAAAGTTTTTTTGCCATCTGTAAATCCAGCCATTATGCTAGTGAGTTTTTCTTATATATCTCTTCAATCGGGGTCCCTTCAATTGCCCTGGTATGCAGATATACTATTCTAGTCCAATCTTCGTAGGTAATTTCTTTTGCATCTCTTATTTTCTGTAAATCCCAAGCTCTATAAGAATTCTTCCAAGGAATTCCTTTCATGATTAAATCCATAGTTGGATAGTCACATTTTAATTGCACCTGTTCTAAAACATCACCTTTTTCTATCCTTTGAACATTGGTCGATATTTGGGATTCATAGACACTACTTATTCTACTGAAAAAAGCAAGTCTATATTGAGGAGGAATAAGAACTAAATCTAGCCCACTAAATACAAGTTTATCTTGGGAGTTAAAGAATCCCATAAAAAACAAAAGAGGTCTTCTGTTTACGAATTTCTTTGATTTATCGAGTTTATCGTTGTAATCAAAGGAATATATTTTACCAACTAGAAAATCAGAAATCTGTAAGGTTGATTTTTTGTCAAGATAATTTTCTCTCCAAAACAGAAATGAAGCATCGGATAAGGAAGACAGACCAGAGACACTCAATTGATATTCTTCGAACCTTTCCTGGAAGGATTTCATCGCATTATAAATTTCTCATTAATAGCTCCGAACTTGTAGCCTCTATCTTCTGCAAATCTTTTAGCAGCTTCAAACTTTGCCCTGTTAGTGATCCAGATCTTAAGCTTTTCATTATATGATCGAATCTTCTTCTCAGTTAAGTTTCCAGTTGGTTCTTTTGGTCTTTTATCTAAAGCATACTGATCTTCTGGTTTGATTTCTATTAACCAGTTTTCTAGAACATCACCTTTTTTTACCTGGATATAGTAATCTATGTTGTAATTGTGCTCTTTCTTATCGATTGGACTCCAGTACTTAACACAAATTGCTTCTGAACTCCATTTAGTAATATTTGGGTTCATATCGCAATACTGGCAGAATCTTCTTTCCCAAGAACTTCTGTAAATAATGTTGTTGATATCCCCTATATACTTTTTCGGATTTGTCGGAACATAAAGTCCTTGTTGATAGACTGAGTTTTTATTAGGTCTTAAGTTCTTTATGTTTTTCATTTCCTACAAAATGTTTAAATTCTGTATACAGAATTCCGCTACACAGTGACTTTATATATTCAAAATGAATAATAGGGATTAGATGTTGTAATTAGAGTTTTCCTCTTTTACTATTCTAGAAAATGGAATGGTCTTGATAGATTTTGGTGGATGTATCTTTTTCCAACCTTTCTTCATACCGTTGTGTGCAATCTGAGAAATGAAAGCAAAGGGATTATCTGATTTTGCTGGATCGTATCTATTCCAGTATTTTACTAAATCTTCTAATCCAGCAGATATGCAGTCTTCTCTATCTTCTGTGTCCCTATAAGAGTGAGTCTTAGACATTCCATTAACTATCAAAGTAAACATTTTTACAGTTTCTGATGTTAATTCCCCTTTCTCTTTGCTTTCTAATAAAGCTCTTTTAAGGTCTTTGTTTTTTACATATATCATGATTCGGGCAGGTTATTTTGGAGCTTAGCGATTTGATCTTCTAAATTTTTTCTTAATTGTTCCAAATTTTCCCTTGAATCTTTAATAATGTCTATTCCAATTTTACCATTTTCTATACTAGAAGTTTCTAGTTCTTGTATTTTATTCAGACAATCTTTCAAATCGTCCAAAATAAAACTGAGTCTGTTGCCTAATCCATGTTCTGGAGAGGCCTCAGACTCAGTTATTTTATTAGTGTTTATTTTTTTTTTGCTTTTGGAGCTGAAGAAAGATTTGCTCTCTTTGTATCCTCTACAAATTTCTTACCGTTCTTCTTGTGATCTCCAGGAGCTGCTGCCAAATTAGCATCTTCTTCATCTTCCATAAACTTCTTAGGCTTTTCTGATTTAGCCTTTGGAGCTTTTTCAATATGAGAATTCTTTTGGCTCTCTTTTAAAGCTAGGTTTTGCTTCTTCAAATCGTCAATGAATTGAGCTGCACTCTTAATTTTTGCTGAAGGAGCTGCTGCTAAATTTGAATTAGTCAAATCCTGTATGAATTTTTTTCCAGCTGATTGTTTTGCATCAGGAGCAGCTGCCAAAGTTTTGTTCGAAATTGCTGCTTTACCAGTTTCTATTTTTTTATCTTTCGGAGCTGGAGCTGCGGCCAAATTTGAATTAGACTCATTATCAATAAATGTTGCTGCTGACTTTGGATCATTATCAGGAGCTTTAGCTAAATGCTTCTTATACATTGAATCGAACTCCTTGTCACCTTGTGACATTTTATTATCTCCAGGTGCTACAGATAAGCTTTGATCTGACTCACTTGTAAATTCAAGATCCATATCTGGAGTGTTGATGTCATACTGATCAACTTCATCTGCTAAATCTTCGACATCAGAGAAAAAGTATTCACCAGTTTTTCCTTCCTTAAAAAGAATTGTATAAGTCTTCGAACTTCCATCAACACCAATCACTTTACCTTTTACTCCATTTCTTTTAATTCTAACTTCAGTGTCTAATGGATATCCCATTTCTTCATTAACTGAAGAAATATCATTTGCCTTCTTCTCAAATCTTTCGATTTCAAGATTAACTTGGTTCCACTTATTTTTCAAAGAGGTAATTTCGTTTTCTATGCCTTCTTCCAAATTGATTAATTCTGGAGACTGGGCAATAAGAGGATTCTGTTGTTTTACATTTTCGATCTTTCTAAGTTCACCTTCTAAGATTTCAATGTTTTTGACAATTTCTTTTTTGTCATTTTTCATAACACTTAAGAAAGCTTCCTCTCCGTTCAAAAACTCAGTCAAAGACTCTGATATATCAAACTTGATGAAGTCTTTAATTATGTTAACTGCTTGAGTAGCATTTGACTCATAAATTTTATTGAGTTTCATTGCTGGATTAACAGTTTGAACATAAATTTTATCCTTCAATTTGAAAACGTTTGCCTCAACACCTTCGTAAACTTTTGACTTAATTTTCTTTCCGAAATCGATATCTACAATTTCTTCTGAAGCTGAAGCTACAAAGATTGCTCTGTTTATCCTGCTATTAGCACCTTCTAAAAGATTTCCAGTAGAAACGCTAACTGCTAAAGGTAAATCGCTCTCACTGATTTTCTTTCCGTCGTAATAAATTGTTTTCTCTTTGTTTTCAAAAACAATTTCAACTTTGTTTTTACCTATATTCAAGGTAATTTTGTTATTGTCTATGTTAATATCTCTATCACCAACCATTACAGCTTTTTGTTGAAAATCAACAGGAACTTCCTCCATTTGACATTCAAATATTGTTTGTGTAGTCTCTTCTATTTTGAAGTATTTTCCACTAGAGAAGAATACCACTCCACTTTCAGTAACAAGCAAAGGTGAATATATGTTAGAAACCTCACAAATTGAATTGTCTGCTCCTACATAGAATTTATTACTAACCTTATTTTCGTGAATTGATAAAAAGCTAACGAGATTTCTTACCATTGGATTAAATCCAAATCTTTTAAGTCCATGCAAAAGCGAATCTGTAGTTCTTTTCTCTGAAACCAACCAATTTTTCATAGTGGATGTTGCATCAGAAAATATGTCTCTGCCTGGAGCATTTTTAATTGACTCGTATGTCTTTATTACCTCTATTTCTCTTCTTCTATTTTCAAAAATGTGAGTTACGTTTTCTAAAACAGATGCAGCTGATCCTTCCCACGAAAAAGAGCTAAGTTCTTGAATAAATCCTTCTATCAAAAAAGCTTCTGGAATATTTTTAGAAATTAATAGACCTTCAAATTTCTCCAACATAATTTTACCTGCTGGAAGATCATAAAGACTAGAATTTTTAAGTGCAGATACTGTATTCAATAAACCAAAACTAAAGATTGTGTCCTCAGTTGCTTTGGGTGAAAAATTAGTATCTTTTGATTCTTTAATCATTTGCGAAGTTGATCCATTTAAAAATGAAGATGCAACAGGAGCTTTTTGAGCATCTAATCCAGCCCATTCTCTAAGAGAATCTGCAGCATTTTTGGAAGTCTCCATATTTAATTTGTTAATTTCTGGATTAATATTTTTTTCCATTTGTTATTCGCTTTTTTAGTATATATCCATTCTATTTTTAGAATCCCGTGTCCAATTTTATTTAGTTACTTCCTCCCAATTGATAGACGTCCAAATTTTATTTCCGCTCCCTCCAACTGTTTCTGCTGCAACACAAATTGTAAATTCTAAAGGAGTGCTTGTTAAGCCATCCCTCAATAACTGATTCTTAAACAAGTCATCCCCTATATTTATATTAAGTTTTCCTTGATTCGAAGCTGAAAAAAATCCTGTTCTAACACATGTTCCACTGCTAAATGAACTTCCTGTAATGTTGTAATTGACTGACGAGTTAGCGTCTAGGGTTGTCCAAGATCCACCTGAGGTAGTTCCCCCTACAAAAATTTTCCATGAATAGTTAGCATTATCTTTTGGAAGCAAATCAATATAAGAAGGGATCACTATTGAATCCAAGTTCCCTGATTTTAATCTGATTGAAGCCAAAGGATAAAATGTACCCGCTACCAAAAGGGTATAAGGAGTTAATATTCCTGTATCAATAGATCTTTCTTCTCCTCTCAATTCGTATCCTCCCTCAGACATCACAGATGAACAAATTTGTGTCAATGTATTAGATGATGAAGTTCCTGATGTGTTTTCAATCTCGTATCTTAGAGGTAAACAAGCGGTTGTTATGTAGGTGGAAGTTATCAAGTTAGCATGATTAAAAACATGACACGTGTAAAATTCTCCATTAATAACAAATCCACATCTTACAGAACCTACGCCTAACCATTCCAGATCTATCCAAAATATCTGTGATTTCGTTATATCTAAAGTGATTCCAGAAGGACCTGTTCCATCCATCGGATCAACATTCCAAGAACTTTTTGCTATTGAATTGTTGTCAATAGAACCAGAAACCGAACTTCTTTTAACTATTGATAGAGTTGTACCAGCTAACTCTAAATAAAATCCATTGTTCTCACCAAAATATCCTACTCTTTGTCGTAAGCCAGATTGGCCAGTTGCAAAGGTAAAAGTGTTTAATGCTAAAAGACTTTTTCCTGGCTGATAAGCAAATACCCTATAAGTTTCTCTGACTACTTTGTCACCACTAGCATTAGTGACATTCATATCGATTACTCCCTGGTTTGTGTTAAATGTTTTGGCTCCAGAACCTGCTGTAAGAGTTGCCCATAATCCATTATCTCTATATCTATGACTTGAATCGAAAAGGGTTAGAGGGGCAGATGTTCTTAACCTGCCAAAAGCATCAAAATTAGTTGTGTAAGCAAACTTTATTTTGTCTGTATAAGTATATGACATATTTTAATGTTATATGGTTTTCCAAGAATTATTTCTGAATAGTAATGTAAGAGACATTCTTTCAATTTTTAGCAATACTGAAGTCTCTCCGTTTATTAACTGGGAACTTTGACCTTGAATCAGTATTCCTCTGTTTCCCCAACTTATTCCACCTACCTCATCAGCAATAGAAATAAATTTTCCATCATCTCCTGGACTTGATCCTAAGGGAAGAGTGATTGTACAAATTCCTCCTGTGTAGCCAATTCCATAATATTGATACGTAAAAGAAGCAGTAGTTCCTGACGCATTAAGTGATGTCGTGTTATAAACAAGAGTTCCAGTAGGTCCAGTAGGTCCAGTATTACCAGTTGGTCCTGTTGGTCCAACAACTCCAGTATTACCAGTTGGTCCTGTCATACCAGTTGGCCCGGTCAAACCTATATCTCCAGTAGCTCCTGTTGGTCCAGGACTCCCTGTTACATTAACAAGAGATTGAGGAAATTTAGCAGTTTCCCCTTCGTGAATTCCTAAAACATAATCTCCTTGTAAAAAAGTGTCAGCTGTAGGAAATTGTGATATTTTCTTTTTTCTTAGTGACATTTTAGTTTCCCTCCGAAATTATAAAATCTCCATCCTCAGATACTATGAATTCATCGCTTGGGTTATCATCTATATAAAATCCACCAGCTAAAATTACCTCAACATTAACCCTAACTGAATGTGGATTATAAAGAAGCATACCTCCGTCTGAAAAATATGGAGATTCAATATCGCTACCATTAGGATCTAAATCCCATGCTCTGTCCACAAAAGCAGGTGAATAATTACTCGGATTTCCTGTTAAGATAGTAAGATTCGCCATCGGAAGATAGTTTCCTTGGTAAATTATATTGATAAATCTACTAGCCACTGGAAGTGTACTTGGATAAGAGGCCTTTATCATGATAAATCCGAGTTGTCCTAAACCCTCTGCATTTAGAATAAGTGAGGAGTTCGGATAGACGCATCCACTAAAAGATGAAAAGTTGTTAATTGTGATATCTGTATCACAAAAACTTATTTCTCTTGCCACAGTTGTTCCTCTTACTACTTGAAGATTGCATCTTTGAAAGATAGCACCTTCAAATTCTATAGTGTTACATACTTGTGGAGGTGTAGCCATTAGTTAAAAATAAATATTTCAAGCTGGACATCACTTGTTCCAGGATTACTAAAAAGAATACCTCCGAAAGTGGGGTCTGGAGAAGAAATAGGAGGATAAATTGCAGGAGAAAAAACAGGACTTGGAGGGTTATTGGAATAGTAACTTAAATCCCATCCTTGCCAAGGAATCTCGGGCTCAGTTCTTCCTGTAAGAACCATTAATGAATTCATAGGGTAGATATTCCCCTTGTATTCCCAATAGAGATATCGGTCTTCTGAATGCACATCCTGGTGGTACTTGGCTTTGATCACAATCATTTGTACTTCACCTTGTGCTTGGCCAACTTCAGGAGCTGTGAGAGTGTATGAGTATCCAGCAGGTAGATTTATATTTCTTTTCGCAGATCCACCACATCCTCCCAGTTCTGAACTTCCTAGTCCTTCCAATTTAAAATCACATAAGGAAGTTCTAGATAAAACATTAACTCCCTCTTTTATCTCTAAGTTACATGACTGAAAAACTACTTTTCTATAAACACCAGGATTGCAATCAAGATACTTGATGTATTGCGAGTCTGTTGTGTATATTGGTTTTATCATTTCAAGCTTAATGGGTTAGAAGAAGGTAAAACTGTTGAAGTTTTATTTTTATATCCTAAAAATTCTTTATCCTCTATGTATTTATCTTCAGAGTCTGCACTATTTTTTTGGTTATCTCCTACAATTTCTGGATATGAAATCAGATCGCTTATTTCAATGGTTTTAGTGACATCTTCTCCAAATGCTGGATAAAATTTTTCACCTTCATTCACTTGCAGTTCACTTGTTTCTTGAAATTCCTCCTCTTTAGAATCGATTGGATTATTTGGAGAATTTTTTTCTGATAATTCATCATCGCCCTCTTTAGATTTTTTGAATGCAAAGTTGGCTGCAAGAACTAAAGCTACTGCTAAAGGATCAAAAACAAGCATGAGAATTAAAATGTACCAATTGACAACTTGATCTAATGTATATCCTGTTAGTCCAGCAATGTATTTTAATGGACCAACTTCTTTTGCTAACTCTTGGTCAGATCCTGCTTCTAATTTTTTAGACTCAATTTCAAAAATGCGGGAATTCTTTGAAGATATAGAATCATTGTAAACGGACACTTCAGAATCTATGCGCTTAATCTCAGAATCGATATCCTTTATTTGTTGTCTTACTGAAGTGGTAGATTTACTTTGTGCTATTAATTGATCTTGAGTGCCTTGTAAATTAGCACGGATTCCTGTTATCTGACCTAACCTTGTGTTTTTTTGCTCAACCTGCTTTTCGTAGCTCGAAATTTCAGTTTTTAAAATTGTAATATTCTTATCAAGGATCTCTATGTTTTTATCCTGATTTTGGACTTTAAAAGCAGTTTCTTGGTAAGCAGATGATAAGAATCCGTAAATCCCTGCAGAGGTGATTATAATCAGAATTAAGGTGGCTATAAGAAGGTAATACTTTAAAGCCTTATTAATAGATTTCCAGTATTCGTATAACAAAGAAGCGCTGACTAATTTAGCAAATTCTAAGCTTCCTGCTAAAATCATTACTTGTAGTGAAGCACCAGCAAACATTTTTCCTAGACCTGATACTGAATAAAAAGCTGCAGACCCAGAAACTGAAAGAGCCGAAAGAGCGATGATCCACGGTAATAATTTCTTTTTCATGCTTCTATATATCCCAACAAAAAAGGTCCATTGAAGCAATGGACCCTTTAGAAATGTTAAGAACTTTATTCTGCAGTGATTCCTTGTTCTGCTGCAGCTAGATCTTTTTCAAGATCCTTTAAATTTTGATTATCTTGGTGGATAAGAGCAAGTGTTTCTTCAAAAGTTTTCCAGAGAGAAATAAAATCGCTAATTTCTGAGTCACCTTTTCCAGACCATTTCAAAATGAAATAATGTGAAGCTTCAACTTCTAAATTTGTGAAGTAACCAACACCATCTTTGATACCTTCCTTTTTAATACTTTCAATTCTTCTGATGATTTCTACAACTCCAAGAGCCTCTTTTGATCTCCATTCCACTTCTGTTTTCATGAATTTTTCGAATCTACCCAAAAGATCGTTATTCATAGAAACTGCATATTCTTTACCCTGTAGAGATTTTTTATACTCTTCGATCTTATTTTTAAGATCCTCTACTTTCTTAGTATCTACTTTATCGATGTACTTTTCTAATTTTTGCTCGTTTTCGACTACTGATAGCTCTTTCTTTTTTGACATAACGTTTTATTTTTAAATTATAGTGTATTGATGGATTTAGTTTCTATGACATGTACAAATTTCTAAATTGCTCAGTTAAATCTATAAACTGCTTTAAGTAGACTTTCATTTCATGATCTTCAACTGTAAAGGTTTGGATTTCACTAAACTGCTCGTTTGCTATTCTGATCCTTCCCATTTTAGGAACAATTCCATATTTTTCTGCACACATAAACATATAAGCTGAAATTTGAAGCTTATAAGCTAATATATCATCCTCATCTTTAATGAAAGTCGAAGATTTAAAATCCTCAACTATCAAATTTCCTTGTAAATCTTTGTAAATAAAGTCCGATGCACCTGCCCAGCCTCCCTTGAAAGTTGTATACAAGAAAACCTCATTGTCTACTATCTCTGAAATATTTTCCCAAAATTTATCATAGTAGAAGTTCCAGAAAAGATTTTTTCCTCTTTCTACCAGTTTGGAGTTTTTACCATCATCTTTTCTTGCTTCTTCAATTGCATAGACTTGAGCCTTTTGGAGAGATCTTTCTACATTTCTTTCTCTATCCCATTCTAGCAAGAAAAGCTCGAGCATTTTGTGCAAATGGTTTCCTCTTTCTGCTGCATCTGACATAATCTTATCCCATCTAGCATCACCGAATTGCTCTCTAAGCTTATCATACTTTTCATTCTTTAAAAGCTTAAGAACAGTAGTGACCGATGGCAAAATTAAAGGAGCTTCAGAAGCTCCTTCGACTATATAAGCTCTGCCCCAGTCGTAATTTTTCCTATCTATAGTAATATTAGAAGATAAACTCAAGTACTTTTGAAATTATGTTTTTAAGCCAAGACAACGTACCAAACTTATATTGAGACCAAATTATAACAAGTATAAAGAAAATTCTCCATAGAAGCCACTTAATAGAAAGCTTTTGGAAAGCTGGTGAATAAATTATAAGATAAGAAATTGAATTAGGAATGGGTTTAATTTCTGGGATCAAAATTTCCTGAAGGTTTAAGCTTGTTAGATACTCATTTATAGGCCTTGATTCTTCTAAAACATAAGCGGGTCTTATTTCTTCAGGAGAATCTGGAGAGTAAATAACTTCAGGAGGAAGGTTCACTACTGTATAAATCCTATTCAACCAATCCACTCGAAGTTTATACTTGTTCCATTCAATTCCTTCCATGTTTTGTTTGATTGTCTTTCTAAGGAAGAAATAGTTTGAAATATCAACTATTACTTTTTTAAATGGATAATTCATCTCTTTATTATATAATATCTGAAATGTACAAAAAAGTTACGCTTAATCGTTGAATGTCAAGTTCACTCCTGGGAACATATCTCTTACCTTCAATCGCGCTCTTCTAATCCTAGTTGCAATAGCTCTCTTCTTCATTCCATGCTTGTCAGCTATTTCTTGGTATTTCATTCTTAGAATCTCTCTGTCGAAGAGAATCTCTTTATAAATGTCTGGAAGGTTTTTCATTCTCTCCACTACATTTTCATAAAGATTTTCCATTTCAGTCTCAGAATCAACCACAAAGGATTGCTCATAAGAATTCAAGTCCTCAAATTTGTTATAAGATATTTGACAATCGTCACTATCATCAGAGTTCTTTACAACCTCTTGGATAATGGGTAAATAACGATCCTCGTTCTTTTTAATTACTAAGGATTCATTTCTTGCAATGTTGTAAACCCAGGTTGAAAAATTTCCTCTGTCGGGATCATATTGGGAAATTTTTGTCCAAATTTTCGCCATAGTATTTGAAACTGCATCTTCTGCTGCTTCTTGTTCTATGAGAATGGATTTGCAATGGTTAAGTAATCCTGGTTTAATTCTTTTGTAAAGCTCTACGAAATCTTTTTCCGAAGATGTTCTCATAAAGCTTTCTGCCAATTGTTGAATGTTTTTCGCTGCCATTTCCTGTTTTTTAATTTAAATTTTTAATTGTTTTATTTCTATTCCTGCTTCTTCAAAAAGTTTAAAAGAATCTGTAATTCTGTACGTTTCAGAATAAACTATTCTTTTTATGCCTGCCTGTATAATAAGTTTTGCACAATCAAAACAAGGCGATAGTGTAACATAAAGTGTTGAACCTTCTGCACTATTCGTGCTTTTAGCAAGTTTAGTTATTGCATTTGCTTCAGCATGTAAAACCGTAGGTAAGGTTTTGTTGTCACAATCTTCACACTTATTTGGAAATCCTGAAGGTGTTCCATTATATCCATCTGAGATTATAGTTCGATTGTTGACTATGAGGCACCCGACTTGGTTTCTGGTGCAATGGGAATTCTCAGCCCAAACACCTGCCATACGTAAATACAATGAATCTATTTTATCCTGCTTGCTCTGTGGAAGGTGCTGATTGCTCAACTTGATCAGATTTTAATTGGGTTACCTCAACTTTAAATCTTTCCACGATGTGAAATACGTCACGTAGACGAAAACTACCTAGAAGATTAAGGATCTCATTGACCTCATCTTCAGTGTAAGATGTTTTTTCCTCGTTTTTTAAAAAATCCAAACATTTCCCATAATTTGCATAGGAGTTTAAAAATTCTACCGATGCTTCTCTAAGTTCCTTAGTGATTTCGTAATTTGCTTTCATTTTATTTATTAAGATTTGGTTATTACAAATATAAAAGATGTTTTTTGAAAAGTAAACATCATTCAAACTTTTTTTGTGAGGATGTTACTAACAATGGTCCTGAAAGCGTATCATTTAATTGTGATAACAAATTAATCATAGCATCCATTTTCATTGCCATAGCTTCATTATTCTCAGTTCCTGAAGATTTAGTATTAGTGCTTTCTACTTGACTAGTGTTTCCTTGATCAGTCATTCCAAGTGAAGTAGTTTCGCTACTAGCAGTTGAGGCTTCAGTTATAGGTTTTTGTTCGGTTTCTGTTGAGGTTGTCTCTTTTGTCTCAGTTTCTTTCGATGGCTGAGAGATTGGAGTGCTCAATTTTTGTGTGTCCGTTTGTATTATACTTTTATTTTCACTAAAAGTTTCAGCCTTTTTTGAAAGTTCCCCAGTAATTTTTTCTGCAGTCCCAGTATTGGAAGTAATTCCAGGTTTAACCTCTTCTAATTTTTCTTCCAATTTACCAACTTGACTCTCAGCTGTGGAAGAAGCTGTAGAAGTTTCCTCTTTGGAGCTTTTTCCTCCAAAAATGCCCTCCATAAACTTTTTACCCCTATTTCCTGTTTCTGCTGTTTCCCCAGCAGATACCCCGAAAATAGATTTTAAAAATTCAGATCCTCTAGAAC